TCACCGGGGCCACCGGCACCGTGATGAATCCCAGCCGGTTGCCGCCAGCGCCCACCTTGACCTGCCAGGTAAGGCCACCCCGCGAGCACAGCAGGTTAAGCACGTCTCCAATCTTCAAGCTGCCATTGTCGGGCACCTGCCCCATCCACGCCCCAGACGGCGGCGGGTTGAACCCCGGGTTGATCCACCGCATGCCCCGTGTGATGGCCTGGTCCACTGCGTCGCTGGGCGCGCCACCGCTGGCCCACGTAGCCGTCCAGATCGCGTTGAACTGCTGTGCGAACGCCCCGGCCCCGTGCGCCGTGATCTGCCAGCCGTCACCGCCGGGCGTCGGCTCGTCAAGCTGCCCATCCCACACGCACCGCACCCCCGCGTACGCCTGCACTTGGCGGCCCGCCTGAATGGCCGTAGGCCGCCCCGCCGTCGTGGTTTGCAGCACGCACGACAACTGGTCCGGGCCACCGGGCACCGCGTGGGACAGGCTGAGGCCGGTGACGTGCCCGTACTGCCCCAGCCACCTGGGCCGGGTGCCGTCAGGCCGCCGCGTGACCACCTGCACGGCGGTGGGTATTGGCATCTAAACTCCTACCAGCAGGCGGTCCGTCGTAGGGCCATGTGGATGACCACCTAGCCCTTGGGCCTCGTCAGCCCCGGGCCGCCTGCTCATCGCAGCCGGTCCAGCCACCACCGTGGCAGGTAGGTGGCGAACATGCCCGGCACCCCGGTGGGCGCATACACCAGCACCCAGTTATCCCCCGGCTCCACGCTCAGCGGCGGCCCGGAAACGATCGTGTCATCCAGGATGCTGCTGGCCGCATCCCGGTCAGTGTAGGAGCCGAGCACCGGCCCCAGCGCCCGGTCAGCGTCGGGGCTGTCGATGAACACGTTTTGGTACCCGGGGGCGGTGCCGTTCAGCAGCACCGTGCTGCCCTCGGTGTCCAGCAGCAGCACGTCATAGAACCGGTCGGACGTGTTGGTGTCGGTCACTGTCAGGGTGTAGGTGGCGTCGGCCTGGTCCGGGGCCAGGTCCCGCACCGGCAGCGTCAGGTCACCCAAAACGATCATGCCGTTAGGCGCGTCGGTGTTGGGCGTGAACGTGCGGGCCACGCTGTTGGTGGACACGCGGCCCACCCCGGTGGTAGGCGGGCTGCCAGAGGCCCCGTCGTACTGCCTCACGCCCACGGTGAGGGTCCGACTGGACCCCGGGCTGTTCCACCCAGCGAACCCCTGGGCCACGGCCACGATGGTGTACGTGCCAGTGAACGCCGGCTGGACCCCCGAGGCAGCCGACACCACCGGGTACTCAACGCTGCCGTCCGGGGCGTCGCTGCCCGTGCCGAACACGTTGACCAGCGGCTGCAACGTGCCCGGGGCGTTCGGCCCAGCCCGGTGCACCACCAGGCACTGCAACGGGATGCCCTGCGTCACCCCATAGGTGATCCGCACCCGGCCAGCCGCACCCGTACCGCTGGCAGATTGAGAGTCGCCGCCGCCTCCCCCGCCGCCGGGGCCTTGCCGGGGCACCCCACCCGGGCTGCCACCCGTGCCACCCGTGCCACCCGGGCCGCCACCAGGCACCGCCACACCACCCGAGCCCGGCGTCTTGTCACCGGCCGCCTGCCCGTCGCGGCCCGCCTGGAATTGGCCGCCGCTGCCGCCGCCGCCAGCGCCGTTGGACCGGGACAGGCCCGTACGCTCAGGCGGCCCGCCGTCCCCACCATCAAAGTGGATGGTGTTAAGCGAACCCGTACCACCCTTGGCCCCCGTGCTGGACTTAGACCCGCCCTTGATCCCACCGGCACCAGGGTTGGCCACCACCGCGCTGGCCCCGCCGCCTATGGACGACTGCTGCCCCGGCTGCCCGGCGCTGCCGATGCCAGCGCCACTGCCAGGCGCACCCACCGTGTACGGCAAGTTGGACCCCGGGGCCACCGCCAAGGCCGGCTCACAGGCGTACTCGCCGCCCGGCCCGCCGCCGCCGCCAAGGCCGGTGCCGCTGCCGCCACCGCCCGACGACCCGGACGCCCACGCCTCGGCCTTGACCACCGTGGTGGACGCGGGCACCGGCCAGTTCCCCGACCCCGGGCTGTCGGACTGGAAGACCTGCTGCACGGACGCCGGCCCCGGCTGGACCTGAATGTTGAGCGGTGCCCGCGCTGTGCCGACGACACCGCGAAGCTGATACACCGCCCCGCGTGCCAGCGGTGCGCCCACGGCCGCGCTGGACGACTCCAGCCCCGACAGGTAGCACTCCGCTTGCAGGATGCGGCTGCCGTCGTCGGTGTCGGTGGTGTTCCACAGCTTGATGCTGTAACTAGCCACGGCCGTTACGTCAAAGTCGGTCGTCAGAGGCATGGGCATGCTCACCCGCGTCCACGCGGGCTGCGCGGGCAGCCCCGAGCACGCGCACTTCACCGAGGCGGCCAGTTGCACCGTGTTGCCGTTGGTGTCGGTCAGTTGCAGGTCACACGTCACCTTGCCGCCGTGCCACACGTGGTATTGGTCCGCGCTGGTGCCAAGCCCCACCCAAAACGACACCTTGGGCCGGTTGCCGATGCCCACCGGGTTGGCCAGGCCGTGGGTGTAGTGCGGGCGGTCCCTCCACCGCCGCGACCAGTGCGCCGAGAACGACCCCACCGCCGCCTGGCTGGACCGGTTCCACTGCCCGGGGTCGTTGGCGGACGACACCTGCGCGAAGTTGTCCAGCGTCACCGGATCCGCAGGCGGCTGCCACGTGTTGGACGGGGCTGCGAACGCCAGCGTTTCCAGGTCGTTGCTGCGCCCGTAAGGCAGCGCCTGGAAAGTGATATCCATGCTGCACAGCAGCGTCTTGTCGCGGATCAGTGAGTATTCGTAGGTGGTGGCCATGGCTCGGAAGCAGTCGAACACCACCGGCAGCCCGTTGGCCCTGGCCCACGTTAGCTCCCACGTGTCGCCGTCTATGGCCTGCCACAGTGCCTCTCTGGCTGCGGCCAGCAGGCTGCGGTCGTCGTCCAGGTCGCCGCTGGGCGGCACTTGGATGATGACTGGCAGTGTCATGGTGCGGTTGGAGGCCCGCCTGCCCATGGGCCGCTCACCGTCCAGGGCCAGGCTGGCCACCAGGTCCTGCACGGGCTGCGGCATGCCCATGTCGTAGTCCGGGCCGCCTGCCTTGCCCAGGCGGAAAATGGCACCCGGGCACGCCGGGTGGTCGCTGACCACGCCGCCGGCCAGCAGTTCAAACTGGCCCGCCACCACCAGCGAGTCAGCGGGCAGCACGGCGGCTGCCGGGTCCTGGACAATCAGCACCAGGTTGACGGTGGCGGTGCCGCCGCCAGCATCGGTAACCAGGATGGAGAACGAGTACGCCCCGGCGGTGGTGGGCGTGCCCGCCAGGATGCCTGTCACGCTGTCCAGCAGGATGCCATCAGGCAGCGTGCCGCTTGGCTGGGCCCAGGCGTAGTCAGGCAGGCCGCCGCTGGCCCCCAGCGCGAAGGAGTAGGAGTTGCCGGTGATGGCCAGCGGCAGGCTGCTGGTGGTGATCTGCACGGCAGGCTGGATGGTGATTGACAGGGTGGTGCGGTTAAACGACCCGTTGGTGTCGGTGACCTGTATGTCAAACGTGTAGGTGCCTGCGGTGGTGGCGGTGCCGCTGATGATTCCCGTGGAACCGGCCAGCGACAGCCCCGGCGGCAGCGTGCCGCTGGGCTGGGTCCAGGTGAACGGTGACACACCACCGGCCAAGGCCAGCGTGGCCGAGTAGGGGGCAAGCTCTCCCACCGCGCCGTCAGGCAGGCTGGTGGTGGTGATCAGTACGCCCCCGGACACCAGGATGGTGTACAGCGGCGAATACCCCATGTTGCCCGCGCTGTCGGTGGCCAGCACTCGGAACGTGTAGGTGCCCGCAGCGGTGGGCGTGCCGGTGATGGTGCCCGCGCTCACCACCAGCCCCGGCGGCAGGGTGCCCGACCACAGCGACCAGGTGTAAGACGCAACGCCCCCGGTGGAGGAGAGCAGGTCCACCCACTCCTGGAAAGGCGGGATGCGCGGGTCGGTGGTGACCGTCCACTCCGGGTTAAACCCGATGGGGGAGGACAGTTGCCCGGTGCCGTCCGCGTTGCAGTTGGCGGTCCACCAGTTGATCGTGCGTGGCCCCACCCCGGCAGCCTGCCGCCCCTGCGTCCAGTCCCGTATGTAGTGCATGTAGGCGGTGGAGTTGGCAACGGTCTGGTGGTTGGCGGGCAGCGGTATCTGGGCGCTGGGGTTGGAGCCAACCTCGTTCAGCGCAAAGTTGATGCCTGCCGCGTCGGCCAGCGACTGCATGGAGTCGCCGGCGCTGTCCACCGTGTCCGGGCGGGTGCCGCCCAGGTACACAGAGCAGTAGAAGTCCAGCGCCATCAGGTCGATGCGGGGCAGCCCGGCCTTGGCCGCGCCCACGCCGTACGTCGGCCCCAGGCCCATGGCCGCCTTGCACCAGGTGGGGTTTGCCGTGCCGGTGTGCCCTTGGATGTTGATGCACAGCTTGAAGGTGACGCCGCCGTGGGCAACGTTGACTACGCCGCCGTAGGTGCGCAGCATGTTGTTCCACTGCTGAATCGACAGGTTATTGCCGGGCTCCTGCCACAGCACAATCTCACAGTTGGTGGCGGTGAACCCCATGCCCGCGATGGTGGTTAGGAAGCTGGCCAGGCTGGTCTTGTCCGACGCCGCCGCGCTGGCCACGGGGCCGCTGGCGCTGTAGTCGCTGCCGAGCGGGTAGTCGCTGTCCAAGCCCACGGTGGGCTGCATGCAGAAGATCACATACGTGCCGTTGGCCCGGTAGGTGCTTAGCTCGTTGAGCGTCGTATTCCAGGCGTTGGCCCCGGTAAACCAGAATTTCTTGGTGACCGGCGGATGGTTGCCCGGCCCGTACCGGGACACCTTGGCGATGCACGCCGCGTCGGCCACGGCCATCGTCGCCCAGCCGTTCAACTGAGCGAAGCACCCGGTATTGAACGCTGACGTGGGCACCGTCAGGCCCACCTTGGCCCCGTTGCCGGTGGTGTTGGGCGTGCCCCCGGCGGCGGCCAGCACGACATTGTAGGGGGTGCCCACGTTGCCGTTCGGCACGCTGCCCGCCGTGGTCGTCACGTGCACCGGGCTGGCCCAGAACGTGCCGAAACCGCCGGCCCAACTGGTCATGTTGGTGCTGGTGGAGATGCTGTCTGTCAGGGAGACCGTGCCAGTGGTGGGGTTCTGATTCTTGGCCGCGAAGTCCAGCACCACGTTGGCCAGCGTGCCGTCACTGGTCCACCCCGACACGCCCGGCCAGGTGTTGCTGGGCGCGACTGAGAACAGCGTGCCCACCATGGACTGAGCCAGGCCACCGTTGACGCGCAGCGCCCCCGCCGCCGTCATCGGCCCCAGGCTGGTGGCAGCCGCCAAGGCCCCCGCCGTGGCCGTCCGGTCGATGTACTGGAAGGTGGAGGCCGGGGTGGACCACTCGTGCAGCTTGCCCCGCGTGTTGGAGCCGGTGTTGGAGTAGGTGAAGTTGGCGGCCGTGCCGCTAGTGCCATACAGCGAGCCCGGGTTGTTCCGGTACACGTACTCCAGCACCCGGGCTTGGCCGGTGGTGGTGCCGCTGGGGGAGTCAAACACCAGTTCCCAGTTGGCCGGGGCGGTGAACGTCTGCGCGCTGTCGTCGGTGACGATCCGCACCACCAGCATGGTGTTGGCGGTGCTGGCCGTGCTAGTGGCGCTAAACCACGCGCCCAGCGTGCCCGCGCTGCCGACCAGGTTGTTTGACTGCTGCACGAGCGTGAACGCAGACCCGGTGCCCACCCCAGCGCCCAGCGTCTCCGCGATGTTGGACCCGGAGGCGTACAGCCGCCCCGACCCCCCCGCCTGGTCCCACCGCAAGTGCTCCGTGGTGTTGTCCAACTGGCCGAACTCGCTGCCGCCCAGCGCCGACCAGGTGGCCCCGTCATCGGCGCTCTGCCACGCCAACTGCCCGGTGCCGGTGTCGGTGGTGGTGGCCACCAGCAGCCCATCCGTGGGCCGGAACCGGATAGCGCCACAATTCGGCAGCGTGGACACCAGGCTGTTGCCCAGGGTGCCCACCCCATCCGCGTTGGTGAACTTGCGCAGGTTGCCGTTGTAGCTGATCCACACTTCACCCGGGTTGAGCGGGTGGGCGGCAAGCTCGCTGCTGTTGGCCGACCCGGAGTTGTAGGACGTGCTGACGGTAGACCAGGTAACCCCGTAGTCGCTGCTCGCGTACACGCCGGTCTTGGGGTCGAAGCAGTACACCACGATGGAGCCGGCGGTGCGCCCGGGGCCGATGTCAAACCGGTAGTTGTACCCCGGCGGCAGGGTAGTGGACGTGCCCACGTTGGTGGCCGCCCCCACTTGAGTCCAGCCCTGAAATGTGCCGCTGCTGGTGACGTTGCGCCACAGCCCGCCGCCTTGGGCGGCCAAGGCCAGCAGCACCTTGTTATTGGACCCGTCGCGGAACGTAGCCAGCCCCATAGGGCTCTTGCTGCCCGTGGCCGTGGCCCAGCTTGGCGTGCCCGCCACGTTGGCGAACGGCCCAGGCGGCCACGTGGCCCCGCCAGCGCCCACCATGACCTGCCCGGCCGTGGGTGCCTTGCCGTACTTGTTCCCCAGCCCCAGGTACACGCTAGAGTCCACCGGGTCCACCGCCACCGCGAAGGTCTGGGTGGAGCCAGGGATGCCGCTACCTCCCTGGGTGCTGGTGGAGGCGTTGGCGGCCACGCCGTCCTTCCAGAACAGCACCGACCAGTCACTGCTGCCGACCGCACCCCACCCGGCTGTGTTGGGGTCGATGGCCAGGCACCGGCCCAAGAACTGCCGCATGCCCCCCGAGGCCAGGAACCACGACGTGCCGCCGTTGGTGGACCGGTAGAACCCCGACACGCCCACCACGTACATCTTCTGGTGGGTGGCGTCGGCAGGGTCCCACATCACCTGCGGGTTCTGCCAGTTGGTCGCGCCCAGTTTGAAGTTGGTGCCGTCGTTCCACCATGTCTGCCCGCCTGGGCTGATGGTAGCCGTGGTCACGGTGCTGTTGGTGGCCAGGTTCGCGCGGGCCGTGACAGCCTTGGTTGACTTGTTCACCGTGATCTGCGCCACGCACGTCTTGCTGGCATCACCAGGCCGGGAACACGCCACCAGCACCAGGTGGTGCCCGGCCCCGTCGTCCACCACGTCCAGGCTCATCCAAATGCTGGCCGTGTTCAGCAGCGGCCCCACCCCCGTGCCGCCCTGGGTGCCGATGTTCACCCAGCTAGCTGACAGCGACAGGTCGGCGGTCTTGTCCGCCAGGTACACCCCGTCCGTGCCGCACGCCACGTAGATGATGCCGCCCAGCACCTTGATGTCCTCGACGGCCGCCACGGCCAGGCCGGTCTGCTTGGTGAAGTTGGGCGTGCCGGTGGTGGTGTGCGCGTTGCCGCACTTCCAGAAGCCACCAAACCCGGTGCTGCCGGTGTTGTGGTCGATGAACCCGGCGTACATGGTGGTGTGCTGGTCGGGGTCTTGTGCGATGGCCCGGCAGAAGTAGTTGCTGCCCGGGGCGGCCCCGCCCATGTTGGCCGTAACCGGCCACGTTACCCCCGCGTCCGGGCTGCGCTTCACCCCCTTGCTGTAGGTGCCCGCCCACAAGAAGTCACCCGTGGTGGTGCCCGCCACGTCGTCTTCCACCAACAGGCGGCCCACCGGCCGCGCGTAGTCCAGGCTGGGGATCGGGTCACTGCTGTTGGCCCCGTTGGCCGCCCAGATGACGCTGCTGTTAACCAGCGTCCAGTGCAGCCCGTCATCGGTGGATTTGAGCAGCCCGTCCCCGGTGCCCATCCACGTGGTGCCCGGAGCCAGGATCGTGCTGGACAGGATGCACGCTATCTGGTTGTAATTCGCGGACGCGCCCAGGCCCACGTTGCGGCTGCCCAGGTTGTTACCCAGCGTGGCGGCCCCGGAGTCGAAGAAAAACCCCTGGGTATCGGAGCCAATGTACAGCTTGCCCGTGCTGGGACTGACGGTGCCTATGTCCGCGCACTGGGCAAGGCCGCCGCCAAAGAACCCCATCGGAGCCCAAGCTGCCATGTGTCAACCTCCGTAGGCGGCTGAGTAGGCGCTGCGCCTGCCAGCCCGGTTGAGCGCTTCTGCCATGCCCCCGGCGGTGCGCTGCGGTGCCGCCTCCACCGCCTTAATCAGCCGGTCCAGTTTGCCCAGCAGCCGGCCCATGGCATCGCCGCCCATCGGGCCGCCGCCCACGTACTCAGGCTGGCCGCGCTCCGCGAACGCATACGGTGCACCGCTGCGCATGCCCACCCCGCGCACCGGCTCAGTCAGCCACCCGCCGTCACCGAACGCCCGGACCCGGCCGCCCCGGTTGTAGTACGCCCGGTAGGCCCCGCTGGTGTACGTCACCCACGCGCCCAAACCCTGGGTGCGCCACTTCAACACAGCCTCACGGGCGTTGACCATAGGGTTGAACAGGAACGGCTGATCTGCTGGGTTGACCGCGCCCAGTATCTGCCACAGCCCGCTAGCCCCCGAGGGGTTGAATGCGCGGGCGTTGCCCCCGGATTCGGCCATGGCTATGGCGGCCATCAGGTGCGCCAGCGAACGCGGCCCGCCCGCCGCCACCCAGAGGCTTTCCAGGTACGGGATAGCCGCGTGGGTAGCACCGCCAGGCGCACCGCCGCCGCCGGGCCCGCCCACCATGCCCAGCGCGGCCAGGATGCCCAGGGCGTTGCTCTGGGCCATGTTGTTTAGCCCGGCCAGCACACCCGCGTTGATGGCCCTGGCAGACGGCAGTGCGGTGCGCACAGACAGGCCGCGCCTGCCGCCGCCCGCGTAGGCGATGAACGCCCGGCCCTCGTTGACCGCCTGCATGGCCTCGTCGCCGTACAGCCTGCTGCTGCTGGCCCGCACCACCCACTCTTGATCCGACAGCCACGCCGGTATCTGATCGCCTGTAGGGCCGCCGGGGCCGCGCATCTTGCCGCCCTGGGCCACCCGGGGCTTGGCCAGCGCCGGCCCCTGACCGCGCCCGGACTGGGCGGCACGGAAGGCCACCCCCACCGTCACCGTGTGGTCCTTAATGCCCAAGATGCTGTTGGTCACGTTCCGGCGGAACGTGTCAAACTGGCCGGCCGCCTTGCGTAGCTGGCCTCCTATGCCCGGTATCCACCCGAACGCGCGGGCGGCCCCGTGCAGGATGGCGGCGAACGCGCCCAGGATGAACCCCAGCAGGTCCGCCAAGGCCACCCGCAGGATGCGCATAGCTATCCGCCAGGCCGTGCCCAGCCACGACGTGAGGTTGCGCCAACTGCCGCGCAGGTTGGCCACGATGTTGCCGCTCAGCTTGCCAAAAATCGTGAACGCCGGCCCCACCACGTGGGCCAGTACCCACGCGATCAGCCGCAGCCCCGCCGCCGCCGTCGCCAGGTTGACAGCCAGGAAGATCAAGAACGCTTTGAGCGCCGGGCCCAGGATCGGAGCCCACGCCTTCCACACCGCCACCGTGGCCGCCCACACCTGCCGCAAGAACGACCACACATCCCGCAGCGCCGGCGCTAGCTGGGCCCGGATGAACTGGCCCACCGGCCCGGCCCATATCTTGGACCACCACGGCCACAGCGTGTGTGCCACGTAGCCTCCGATGGCGACCAGCCAGCCGTGGATGGTTTGCAGCACCCGCTCCCACCCGGATGCCTGCGCGGTCACTGGGGGCAGTATCTGCGCGGCGGTGCGCCCAGGAGACTGCCGCAGCGCCCCGGTGATGGCCGGGGAAATCGCCGGTATTACTCGCCCGGGGGAGAACCGCATGGCCGCGCTGGACGGCTGCGCAGCACTGCGGGCCGTGGTGGGCAGGTGCCCGCTGGTAAGAATGGACACCGCCGTGCGCAGCACCGCTATGGCCCGGGTGGCCGCAGGCGACACGAACGCATCCCAGAACGTCATAACTGCGGGCACACCCGTGTTGACGAACCACCCCGCGATGCTGGTGAGCACCGGCAGGATGATGTTGCCCAGGCGGATCATGCCCACCTGGAGGATGGCCAGCAGCCGGTGGAACTGGGCCTCGGCGGTGGCGCGCTGCGCGGCCACGGCGGCCCCGTACTTGCCCATGCTGGAGTTCACCTGGTCTTGCTTCTTTTTGAGCACGTCCAGGTTGTTAATCAGCCCCAGGATGGTGGCCGAGGAACGGCCGCCGCCGAACGCCCTTGCCAGCAGCGCAGCCGCCTGGGTGGCCGACAGCCCGGACTTGTCCAGGTGATCCTTCAACAGTTGCACGGCCGCGATCAGCCCACCCGGGCTGCGCATCGCCTGGCCCAGTTGCAGGCCCGTGATGCCAATTTGGGCAAGCTGCTTGGCGGCCGTGGCCGAGGGTGCACCCAGCAGGGCAAATGTCATGCGCAGCCGGGTGGCCGCCTCAGCCGCGTTCTGCCCCTCGTCGGTCATCAGCGCCAGCGCGCTGCCCACCTGCGACAGGCCCAGCCCCCACGTCTTGGCCGCCGGCAGAATACCCGTGCCTATGGCGGACACGAAGTCGCTTAGGGTCATGTTGCCTGCGCCAATAATGGCGTTCACGGTGGCGGCGGCCTGGCCGAAGTTGGTAGCCCCGCGTATGCCCGTGCGCCACGCCCCCGCCAAGGCGTTGGTGGTGGATTCCAGGTCTGCCCCGCCCACGGCCGCCAGATCACTGGCGGTGCGCAGCGCCTTCATGGCGTTCACGTTGTCCAGGCCGACGCTCTTGAGGTGGTACAGCGCGGCGGCCAACTCCTGCGGCCCCTGCTGCGCCCGCGTGCTGGCCAGGTGCAGCACCTGCTCCGACAGCACCCCCACGTCCTTGGCCGTGGCCCCCGCCTGGGTCTGTATGCGCTTCATGGCCGCCTGGAATTTGGTGGCCTGGTCCGCCGCGATAACTCCGATGCCGATAGCCGCCCCGATACCAGCCAGGGCGGTAATGGCCGACGCCCGGAACAGCTTGCCGAACCTGGCCCCCGCCGGGGTGGCCCCCTGCTCCACGTCCCGGGCAACATCACGCCGCAGCGTCGCGCCGTCCACGTGCAGCCGCAGAAAGGCGTCAGCTACGGTCAGCCCGATAGCCACTAGGGCTCACCCCCAGCCACGGCCCCCCGGCCAGCCACGGTAAACCACCGGGTTACCGCCATCGCGGTCTCCCGGTGGTCCACGTGTGTGCCTAGGCCAGCGCCCATTCAGCCCTCTGCGGCGTCTATGAAGGCCGCCACGGCCGCCCGCCTTGCCTCGGCTGCTTCCCCAGGGGTCCAGCCCATCTGCTCCACCCTTTCGGCCCACGCCTCCGCTGGGATCACGTAATCATCCGCCAGGCGCTGCGCACCAGCCGCCTGCCCCGCCACGGCCAGCAGCCGCAGCATGTCCTCCCGCTCCCGCTGCGCCAGCATCA